CGCAAATAATACTATCATATTCTGAAATGTCAATCCTTGCATACCAAATTTTTTGAACAGCATTATATCCCAACTCCCCACCATTAGGTTGATTTGTTCCTGTTACCCATCTTTTTTTATTCCAAGTAAGGACACCTATGACATCTTTCTCCAACCCTTCTATTTTATTTATAGAAGATTGAATAGATATAAGTTCTTCAGGCTTAACTACTTTAGCTTTGCTGTTGGCAATAACAGAAGGAATTATAGAATTATCTTGTTTTGCTTGAATAATGATGTTAATATTGCTTCTGTCGGAATATTTATCCATATTAATAACCGCAGAACTACCCCTCAAATATTCTATTTGTTCGCTACCACTATAAATACTAATTGAAGGGAAAATATCAGAAACGTCTACTTTTTCTGATAGTCCTGACATTTTTAGAGTATCGTAATATCCTACATCTGTCAATTTGGTATGCTTATAATTTTGTTTTTGAATACTATTACCCGCAGACGAATTTGTTTCCCAATCCCATGTGCCATCTATCCATACTGTATTTTCTGTTATAAGATCTTTATCTATAGAGCCTTCTATTTGTGTCTTTAAATAAATTTCCTCATTTTCTAACTCTGAAAGTTCCGTAGTCAGACTTTTTCGTGTATTGGGGTTGACCACCGCATCATAGATGGTAGCCGGGAATATGGTTTGTCCACCCTTGGTCAGTTTATGCATTTTTACCATAATATCTCCTTTCATCCGCCTAAGTTCCGGGGGAACTTAGGCGATTATTATTTTATGTAACTATTTATTTAACTATTCAATCATTCTTCCTCTTCCGGTGGCAGAGGAGGTACAAAATCACTCAGCACATCATCATACTCATTATCCGACAGAGGGACGCTCTGCACTGCATTGTATGCGGCATAATCCGGATAGGACATGATCTCTGCCGTGCTTTCATCCGTCTTTCCGGCAACGAGGATAACACCTGTATTCTCCACCGATACAAGATTGCAGATACCATCGGCAAAATCAGCATCGGAGAGATAGTATTCGCGTTTGACCGACAGAGTGCCGGGACGTAGTCCATGCCTGCCAAAAATGACCAGCAGACCACCATCATCAAGCCTGCGGCAGTTCTTGTACCCGTGCCCGTCAAACTCCGCAACAACACACCCCGACAGGACTGTGCGGTAAGTAAACCGGAAGGGAGTATTTATATCTCCATTCAGGCTCTTCTCTATGATTTTAAAATCGGACTGATAATTAATTCTTATCATAACTCTTATAATATTGATGTTACATCGTCTATCTCCTCGGCTGTCAGGTATCCGTTCAAGTCAACACTTCCGCCACCTCCTGTCGTGCCTGTAGGACTCCATTTCCCCTTTATCTTGCATTCATATATAGGGCCCGGTATGGTATCCCCCACAATAGCCCAGTCACCCACAACAGGAGATGGAACAGCCTCTTCCAGCAATTTAAGAGTAGAAAATAATCCCTTGTTGCGGATACCGTTCTGCTTGACCTTTTCTAGTTCGGTAGAAGTCTTACTAAAGTTGTTGTTAAGACGGTCTGCCGCCTCACTCCAAGTACCTGTCTTGTTAATACTATTCAGTTCCATATCACTTCTTTACTTTTAAAGTCCCGTTTGTCACGACTCCTTCTACTGTCTCATATTCCACATATACCTGACCTGACGAAACATCATCTTTCCCCGGCCAATTACTGCAATCAATATTGGCCACATGCTTATACACACCCACTCCATTATATACCGGTTTCATTCCGACTAACAGCGTTTCGCCTTTAGAACCATAAAAGGATACGTTATTGGGATTAAGAATGATATCCGTATTTTCTACATAATTCTGTATTCTGATACGTTCCGGATATACAGTCGTTTCTAGTATCAATTGGTCCCCTGCATATTTCCGCAAAATCAAATCACCATATTCCCATCCGTCCGATGATGTGTCGAACCTTAATATCAAGGTGGTATGTCCTTCAGTCGTGTACATTTCAAGAGTATTTTTATCCGGATCAATGACAATGCGTTTCCCGTCAACAGATGTTTCTACTTTTCCGCGGAAAAATCCGCCCAAGGCTTCAACCACACCTCTGAATTTACCGCCCAAAGCATAGATATATCCTCTCAAGAACACATCACCGCCATGAGTCGCAACAAAGTTCGCCATATTCGCCCATTCTTCATCGGTGGGTTGATAATTCGGATCATTACGAAACTTCATTACGGTCAGAATCGCCTGTTCCAGTTTTCCTCCTGCCCAAAACGCCACATCATCATCGTCATTGTATATGCCGCTCACTCCGGCGGTGACCTTCTGCATCTTGCCATCCTTGTAGTTGCCCAGTTGGATCATATTGGCAAGGATCAGACCGCCAAGAATATCCACAGAACCATCCTTGATCGCACTGGCGATATAATTAATCGCCTGAAAACCGGCCATGGACTTGTCGTTATCAAGAATTGAAGGCTTCCAATCGGTGGCGATGGTTCCGCGCTCGAGCTGAAGATCACAAACGGTTGCGGTACCACTGATAAGAAATATACCACTGCCATTGAAGGTAATTTTATGAGTATATCTCTGATAAGAGGATGTGAGAGGCTGAGAAACACTGAAAGAACCGCGCGAAACAGACACAGACGTACCCTTTCCTTTGTAACTGACAACATAACTTTCTCCTTTAATCAATGATACGGACTGGGACAAACTACCGATTGCGGCAGAGTACCCGGAGCCGGCAGCACTATCTGCGGATACGGTAGCCACACCCGTCCAATACTTTAATTGCTTGCTGAAAAGCTCGGTATCCGCCGATAGCTCGGTAGCGGCAGACAGTTCCTCTGTTTCATAATCTCCCGTAAACCCGGAATTACGCAACAGATTGACACTTCCGACAGCCGCATTGTCTATCGCATCCTTAGCCTTTTGGGCCAGATCGGCAGCCGCCTGTATCTCATCCGGCAGACCTTCCATATTTCGCCATCCGGTAGAACCCTGCTCGATATGGAACATACCCTTGATATCAACACCGCCTTTTTGTGTATAACGGATGTAAGTGCTCTCATCCTTGGCACCGATATAGGCATCACCATACACATTGATATAGGCGTGTCCGGTGGACTTGTCAAAGCCCAGCCCGATGACTTCTTTCCCGGCAAGAGAGAAAGAGTTGATACCTTGATAGAAAATAATGGAAGGCGAAGTTTCATTAACAGAAGAAAGGATTATAGCTGCCTGACGAGTGATATCCGTCAAGTGTCCCAAACCAATAATATCATCACCAGCAACCGGAATATCACTGTCCTTGTCGGCATTGGTTTTGCTCAAGTCAATATAGTCAGCTCCTACTCCTGTCACCTCGCGCCAGTAGTAGCGGTTGGATACATTGTGAGATGTTCCTTCTTTAATATTAAATTCTTGAGATAAAGCGAATGTACCGACTGTAAATTCGTTATTGATTGTAATACCATCGACTTCCGACAAAAAAAAGCAGCGATAGCTCTCATCAAGTTCCTCCACACGGACACACTTCATTCCGGCCGGAGATATGATCTGCTCACCACCAACATGCGTTTTCTTTTTCACTTCAAGTTCATCAAAGACAGCCTTAATCTTCACATAAAGCCGGTCAACAACGGCTTGAGAGGTACCATCTTCCAGTACAGTAATTCCACTACCATTCTTACCAACCAAAAAACCTTTCAGGAACGTGATCAGCTCATTAGCGATATCTTCTTTATCTTTACAAAGAAAAGTTTTCAACGAGCGTAATGCGGAATACACGTTATGGTCTGTCGCCGGGGTTGAGTCGTGGCTTCCAATCACATACACGCCGCTGCCACCACCGCCCGTATAGGTCTGTCCTTTCAGGGTAAGGCTCTCAACCTTCTCCTCCAGCTCGCCGATACGAGAATAAGAGGCGGTTTCCCCAACAGTATAGACAGGTGAGTCAAAGGGATAGTCAAGATTGAATTCAAATCCGATAATCCTTGACTTCCTTCCGTTCTCGAAATAGGCTTTGTTGATAAGGTTGACCTTTTGACCAATGCTGTAGAGGTTATGAATGCCGTCCTCACGGTATGCGTCACCGGACATCATCGTGCAGTCGTAAGTACTCGGGTCAACCTTTGATTTGGAAGCGTATTTTTCCGTCTTGACCTTCAGTTCCTGTTCTGCAGCACCCACAAGCCCCAGTTCGGTTATTTTCGTGCTGTCCCAGCCGGATAGTACATATTCATCTCCATCCTGGGGAAAGAGCACATCGCCGGGAAGCGGTCTGCCGTAGTCCTCATTCCTGACTATCTCCCAAAGCTGTGCATCGGGATTCCAGCCGCCGTCCTCCAGCTTCTCCGGCTTTCCTTCAGGATTGAACTTCACGGCAAACTCCAGACCGTTGAGAAGCCCGGACGCGAAACGTATCCTCAGCTCCTGACCGGGGAGGATATATTTCTCAGAAAAGTTAACACCTGTATCCCTGAAACGGTAGGCATTCCATTTTTCCTCAGTGGTTGTGCCGTCCTCATTCTCCACCTTGTCCGTCACCTCGATGGTAGTAACATCCGACATGGTGCCCGTTCTTCGGGGATAGACTTCATCGAAGATAACCACCTGTTCAATGGCTTCCTCGGTGGTCATATTGGGATAAGCGTCTATGTACGGGGTTCCTTCGGGTAACATCAGCCTGCGCTGCACCACACCGTTCACAACCACGGTCTCATCAACCGGACGGTAGTTAGAAGGGATGTTCTTTGTCGAGCCGAAAGCATAGATTCTTGTCGCATAGGTGGACCGGGATTCAGATCGTGGCATTTCCTGCACGTTTTTCTCGATCTCGAAGTCCACCGCGTCGCCAAACTCACAACGCCCGAAATGGATTATATTCTCGGTTATCCAGCACTCACAGTCCCATTTCTTCGCCATCTCAAAACAGGCATCAAGGATGTTGATGTTCTCATAAGACATCAGTTGTGATTTGTTCTCTACCGTACTGTCAATGGAGAAAACAAAATCCTGTCCTTTGTATGTGTAACCAAGAGCTTTCAAATTTCTAAGGACTATACCGGCTTGTACGTCAAGCGGGGCGGTCAGGTTCCAGGACGCCTCCTGTCCGGCCGTTTCCGGGGTATATTTGAAGATTTTGTTTTTCCATTTCCAGTAGTAGGCGTCAAGTCTTAATTCGTAATCGTAGCCGGCGGTATTGGTGTTGAATGCGGGCTTCTGCAAGTCGCACACCTCGAACAATCCGAAGTTACATTCCACGTATGAGCCAAGTTTGAAATATATGGGATTATCCAAGGAGAACTTTAACATGATGTAGTCCTCCTTCATCAGAGTGAACTTACGCTTGCAGCCTTCATTGATCAAAGTTGTAAGCTGGATAGCACCGGATATGTCTTTGATGTCGATTTGTTCCATGTCTTCAAAGTTCGGGGATAAAAAAAAGAGTGCCCAATTTTGAGCACTCACATACACGACAATAAAACCAATGTCGTGAATTAGCTTCTGTTTGCCGGATTCGGCTCATTGAACTTGGCTGAAATTTTTCCGAAAGTTCGGTCTAAACTCTGTGCGTAAGTGATACTTTTACCGAGATAAACCAGATGATAAATCTCGCTACTATTAGCCGAGACTTGAATATCAACCTTGCCTTTATAAAGCTCATTGAAGAAAGCTTTTTTCTTTGATTGATAATCAGACTGAGAATTACCCTCGATAGTGAACGAAAGAGTTATTTCCCTCTCATCGACTTTAGGATTATTGATTATTACCCGTTTCCCATGTTCAAGTCGGCTTTTGTTCTCAATAAAATCCTTCATGGGAGCGGATGCCCCAATAACATCAAGAAACCCCTCTCCCATTCTCACACCCCATGTTGTATAAGCGTTTTCGCCATTAATTAATAATTCATCCATAGACTATAATTTTGCTGTATTCTTTTTAACTTCTGCTATATCTCTTTGCATCTGTTGAATAGGTTTGACGATTGCCCCTGTATTTTCTGAAATCTGTACCAATTCAAGATAGGATTGCGCTATCAAATCCCGCGTATCATCAGCAATATTTCTTGTTTCCGTATCTATGGAAAGTAGAGCATCTGCTTTTACTGTTAGTAGATTAAGTGATTGAGATTGAATAATATTCTGATTCTTTATTTCTTCTCCTGCAATCTGCAATGCTGTAAACCTACCGTTCAACTCTTCGCCAGTATCTTGACTCATTTCCTGAAAACCTTTGGATGAAGCTGACTGGGATGTTGATTCTTGCGAAATCTTATCATATCCGGTTGCTGCGGCAAGTTCGTCACGGAGCTTCATGGCTTCGTCCACATAACCCATGTATTCATCCATCAGCTCCTTACGCTCATTATTGTCAAGCGTACCATCATCCTTCATGGCTTCACCGAATTTATCATACCATGCCCTCAGTTTGTCACTAAACTGTTCACCGATGGCATTTGACAGCATCGCTTGCATGAAATATTTGGATATGTCATCAGCAAAATCCTCCGCACTCTTCTCCATATCCATCAGACTGCTTACAAAACTGTCATACATGGAATCGAATGACATTCCGATCAAGCCCTCATAAAGACTGTCGGTCAGTTCTTCCAGTTTTCCTGCCTGCTCTATATAATCATCCAGCTTGTCGGTAACACGCTCACCGTAACCTCCCTTACCGGAAGATTCCATGATATCCCATAACCATACGTCCGACCGTAGAGCCTTCATCTGTTCGGGGGTCAGATTCCACAAGGAATCAGTGCCGGAGAAATCCTGCATACCGGTAGCTTTTCTTGCGTGTTCCAGCATTTCATCCGTCCATTTCAGATAATGCTGCCAACTGCCGTGGCTCTTATGATATCCGGCTTGCTCCTTTGCTATTTGCAGATAGTTTTTATTGACTTCCTCCTGATATTTTACAGCTTCCTTGTAAGATTCAACCGATTTCATTCCCCTGCTTGCCTTCATCTCGTCAGTCAGATCCTCGATGGCCGTTTGCAAAGTTTCATTCCTGTTCGTCAGCCTGTCTATCGTTTCCTGTACTTCCTTGGCGTTTCCACCTATTCCAAACAGGGAGTTGAAGCCTCCGAATGAGATCGCGTTCAGGATGTTTCCTATGCCGTCCCTCAATGATCTGCCGATTGTGACAAACAAATCCCCTGACAAGACATCACCGATAATTCCACTGACCGCGTTCAGAACAGCATCAAGCAGACCACCGACAAGATCACTCAATCCGTCTTTGAGTACGTCAATGATGGACAGAATCCATCCGACAATGGGGACCTCCTTAAGAGATTCTGACGTTTTTCCTATGACATCCTTGAATCCGTTCACGGTTTTGATAATTCCGCTATACGCGTTATATAATCCACCGGATGAAATCTGCTGCAAGCCTCCCAACAAATTTTCCATGCTTGCTTTCAGTCTGGTGGCGGTATCAGTCACATTACGCTGGGCCTGATTGGCGATATCCGTCTGTGTCTTTACATTGGCGGATGCAATGTCAGCATTCTGTCGTGCTATATCAAGGGCATTCGCTGTAACCTGCTTTTCTTCTTCTGTTCCACTCTTCTGTGCTTTGGCGTAATCATCCTGTGATTTCTTTAGTTTTTCCAAAGCGGCTGTTTCAATCTCTATGGCATTGATACGGTTTTGTTCGGCTGTATGATAGGCTTTTACATCCTCTCCAAGTTTCTTGAAGTTGACTCCACTTGTACCACCCAAAGAC